TCCACAAGAACGACGCCATGCCGAAGACGGTGGTGGTGTACGATGAGGAGCTCACACCTGACCAGATCGCCGCTGCCGAGCGCACGTTCAAGCGCAAGTATGGAGGCGAGCGGCGCGGCGCGGTCGGCCATATGTGGGGTGTGAAGGACATCAAGCGCCTTGCACTCGACTGGGATGAGATGGGCCTATCTGACACGTTTGGTCAGTACGAGACACGGATCTGCGGTGTGTATCGTGTGCATCCCATTATCGCCTTCACCCACGCTGGCCTCGCCACGTCGACCTACTCAAACTTCGAGCAGGCCTCGAAGGACTTCACGACGATGAGCCGCGTGCCGTTCTGGAATATGCTTGCCGAACAGCTCAACGCCCAGCTGGCCATCCCAGACTTCGGTGTGCAGATAGGGTTTGACCTTAGCACGGTGCAAGCTCTGGCAGGTCAGGCGATCGCGAGTGAGGCTATCAGCATCGAGGACGACGACCTCAGCGATGACAGCCCTGATAATGGGGACGTGCAGACCCTGAGCCTGACGAAAGGAGGTGCGGCCGTTGTGGCTGCGCCCTTTCCCAGACTACTACCTGCTGCCATAAAGGCTTACGAAGAGATTGACTTCACGCCCCCACAAGGCGTGCGTGACGAAGCCAAGAAGGGCCTCGACTGGCGTGCTGAGTATGGACGTGGCGGAACTGCCGTAGGTGTTGCCAGAGCGCGTGACCTGTCCAATGGTCGCACGATCAGCCCTGACACAGCTCGCCGCATGAACAGTTACTTCGCACGGCATGAGATCGACAAGCAGGGCGAAGGCTGGCGACCAGGTGAGGACGGCTTCCCGTCAGCCGGTCGTATTGCGTGGGCTTTGTGGGGTGGTGACCCTGGGCAGGTGTGGAGCGCCAAGCTGGTGGCGCAGATGAACGCAGAGGACGAAAGAGAAGGGCGCAGCGTCAAGGTGCAGAATGCCGACCGAGCCGTGATCGTAGACATCGACGGCACGCTGGTGACCGACTCCGGCACGCCCAAGCAGAACGTCATTGATCACATGAACGGCAAGCATGACAGCTATGTCGTGCACATCGTCACAGGCCGCACAGACGATAGACGTGCCGAGACTGAGCGCCTGCTTGAGTCGATAGGTGTGCTTTACGATGAGCTCCACTTGAACGATACCACGGCCCCCACAATCCGCTGGAAGGAGTACAAGGCAGGCCTAATCCTCGAAGAGACGCCAGTATCAGAGGCTATCGACAACGATGCAGACGTGCGTGAGATGTACCGCAGGCTGGGCATCCGTGCCGTCAGCCCGTCAGACATTCCGCAGAGCCGTGCTGAGCTCATGACCAACGTCAAGGCATGGATTCAGTCACCAGACCCCGAAGTGCGTATCAAGGCCCTCGACACGGTGCTGGCTGACGTGGAGCGAAAGCTGGCCCGTGCGTGGTCGAAGGAGCTGACCAAGCTCCAGCAGGCCGTGGTCGGTGCGAAGACGTTAGTCAAGGCCGAGGAGTTCAACGAGGACATCTGGCGTCAACGGTTCGTGACCGCTACCGAAGAGGAACGCTCCGAGCTGGTGACGCTGATATTGACCTTGGCAGCCGAAGAGGTGGACTACGACGGCGAGCCGGGTGACTTTGGCAAGGCCAGAGAGTCAGGCATCCGTGAGAGTGCGGGCAAGATCAGCGACTCTGTGGGGACAATCAAGGCCGAGCTGACGGAGATCCTCGTGCAGAACCAAGGCCTACCGAACAAGGAGCTCACGGCCCTGCTCGAGTCCTACTTCGACAGCCTCAAAGCCCCGCTGCGCCCTGGCATGAAGCAGAGCCGTGCTGATGTCATAGCCCGCACGACAGGCACAGCCACGACTGGCATCGTGCAGAAGGATGTCTGGAAGGAGCTGGGTGGGATCAGGCGTGAGTGGACTGCCTTGTCTGGCGCTCGTGACACCCATGCCGCTATCTCATCAGACCCAGAGGCACGCAAGGAAGACGCGCAGGGTATGTTCACCGTAGGTGGCGAGCGCACACCATACCCGGCCGGGCCGGGGCTATCACCGAGGAACTCCGTCAACTGCCGATGCTTTGCCCGTGCAACAAGAATATAATGTGAAACTTTTTTTCTTGGAATATTCCCGAATGTTGCATATACGACTGGAGTATCCATGAACATTGAACGCAAATCATTCTCGACGGAGATGAAGGCGCTCGCCGAAGACGGTATCGTTGAGGCAATCGTGAGCGTGTTCAACAACGTCGACAGCTACGGCGATAGAGTCAAGTTTGGCTTCTTCGCCGACAGCTTGGCTTACAAGATGCCGAAAGGTGTCTGGCAACACGACTGGAACACGCCAGTAGCCAAGACCATCGAGGCAAAGGAACTGCTCCCAGGTGACCCGCTGCTTCCCCTGCAGCTACGTGACCTTGGCGGGCTCTATATCAAGGGACAATTCAACCTTGAAACGCAAGCAGGTCGTGAGACCTTCTCGAATATCAAGCACGGAATCATCGACGAGTTCAGCATCGGTTACAGCGTGGTGGAGGAGAGCTTCTCCACGGACGGTGCTCGCGAACTTGTCAAGGGACGACTCTACGAGTGGAGTCCAGTGCTGTTCGGTGCAAACCCAATGACGGCTGTCATCAGTGCGAAGGGACTCAACGAGGACGTGGACGGGGTCGGCGATGACCTCAAGCGTCTGGTTACGAGGCTGAACTCTCGCGCGGAGATCCGTCAGAAGGAAGGGCGGACGCTTTCGTCGGCAAACGTGGCACGCCTGACCGAACTCATGGACACACTCACCAACGCGGCACAATCGATCAAGTCTCTGATCGACGGTGCGCAACCTGTCAGTGCGAAGGCCGCTATGGAAATGGAGGCCCTTCGCCATCTCATTAACCAACGAAACAAACCATGAACATTCAACAGATCAACGACGCCATCGTGTCGAAGTCTGCCGAGCTGGACAACCTGCTCGCCAAGGCTGAGCCAACGATGGACGAGGTGACGGCTGCGAAGACGCTCAACAGCGAAATCGAGACCCTCACCGCACAAGCTGCTGAGCTGAAGACTCTCGAAGGCATCAAGGCCGCAAACGCTGCCCGCCAGACAGAGCTGAAGACTCCAGTAAACCAACTTCCACAGACCGCAAACGTCAAGGTCGGCGAATCGTCAGCAAAGCGCAATACGTCCGACAAGGAGTACAAGAGCCTCGTAACGGGTCTCTTCCTTGCCGGTATGAACAGCTCAGACGCACGCCAGAAGTACGCAGACGTCACCGGCGTGGATTACAAGAGCCACACGCAGGCGAACGACGCAACTGGTGGCCTGTTCGTTCCACAAGAAGTGGCGAACTTCATCATCGACCTGAAGGACGATTATGGTGTCTTCCGTCGCAACACGAACATCGTGCCGATGGGTAGCGAGACCATCAAGATCTTCCGTACAGGCGATGACGTCACAGCCTACTGGCTGGGCGAAGGCGGAACATACACGGCTTCTGACATGAGCTTTGACTCGATCGTGCTCACAGCCAAGAAGCTGACAAGCTATGCCCTCATCTCTGAGGAGCTCCTTGCCAACTCCACGGTCGCACTCGGCCAGCAGTTCGCACAATCGGTAGCCCGTCAGTTTGCCAAGGCAGAAGATCAGGCTGGCTTCCTCGGTGACGGAACGTCCACATACGGTGGCATTCTCGGTCTCGATGGCAAGATCAAGAAGATCGTCACAGACGGTGGCGGAACATGGACAACGGACGCCGACAAGGCGAAAGCAGGTTCCGTGCAGGTCACGACTGGCAACCTCTTCAGCGAGACAGTCATCGGTGACCTCATCACTGGTATGCGCAAGGTTCCAACCTACGCACTTGCCGGCTCGAAGTGGTTCATCAACAAGGTAGCTTACGGGGCAACCTGCGAGCGCCTCGCATACGCTCAGGGTGGCTCAACAGCTGCCGAGCTTGCCGCTTCATTCGGTCAGCGCTTCATGGGCTATCCAGTCGAGTTTGTTGACGTCATGCCATCGGCTGATGCCAACTCGCAGATCTTCGCTTACTTCGGCAACCTAGCGCTGGCTTCCAGCATGGGTGACCGTCAGACGGTGTCCATCCGTCAGGATGCCTCCCTCGGCTTCCAGACTGACACGATCCACGTCAAGGCGAACGAATATGTGGACATCAAGGTGCACGAAGTGGGTAACTACTCGGCGACGGCAGCGACCCGCACAACGGGCCCGATTGTAGCATTCTCAACAATCAACTCATAAGGAGCAGCTACAATGAATCAAGCACAGAACCTCAAGGTGGTCAATTACTGCCCACCGACAGCCATCAAGGATAATGCAAGCTTCACGACCAACGCCATCGATACGGCTGGTTTCGGCAAGCTTGCTATCTACTTCACACTTGGCGCAACGGATATTGCGATGACAGCCCTTAAGGTGCAAGAGTCAAACGACTCTGGCATGAGTGGCGCTGAAGACATCACAGGTCTGGTCTACGGCACAAGTGCAAACCCAGAGACGGGCACAACATCGGCTTTGCCATCGGCAACTGATGACAACGGCGTGTTCGCTTTCTTCATTAACCTCTCAGGCCGCAAGCGTTATATCGACGTAGTGGCAACAGCAGGTGACGGAAGTGCCGGAACATTCGGTTCTGGTGTGGCTTTCCTCTACGACGGAGACGGTATCAACACCGCATCCGAGCGTGGACTGGTTGCCAATCTCATCAAGTAAGTTGAGTAGGGAGTCGGTTTCGGCTCCCTGCTGAGATTACTCAGGAGCTACGGTGGAAGTCTTGCAGAACACGGGCGCACGAGTCGACCTTGAGCTTGTCAGGGGTGCAGCCTTTGGTCGTACTATCACGTATAAGGTCAACGACGCTGCGGTCAACATCGCCAGCTACGCCTTCGCTGCGCAGGTACGCACGACGACAGGCACGCTTGTGCAGTCGATGACGTGCACGGTGACCAATGCGGCGGCCGGTATTTTCACTGTCAGCCTTACAGGCGCTCAGACGAGCGCAATGACAGCAGGCACACTCTATGTCTGGTCGCTGGAACAAACGCTATCTGGGGCCGTTTCTGAGCTTCTGAGAGGGTACGTGAACGTCATCGACGAGGTGACACAGTGAGCACGATCGTAAACGTGCAGAACAACGACCTCGCACTCAACGTGGTCAACGAGAACATCACTCTCAACATCGAGAGTGGTGGTCTTGTTGCGATCAGCCAGGACTTACAACTTACAGCAGGTGTAAGTCTTTCTGCCCTGCGTGCGGTGACGACCAATTCCAGCGGTGAGGCCATCTATGCCAGCACAGACACGCTCGGCAATGCACAGGTCGTCGGTATCACGATGGCAGCGGCATCAAGTGGTGCGCAGGTCGGAGTCAAGACCTTCGGCCCGATGTCGGATGCAAGCTGGAACTGGACAAAAGGCGCAGTATATCTGAGCACAAATGGACAACTCACACAGACTGCCCCTTCGGGCGGAGCGATCATCGTGCAGGTGGGTCGGGCTTTAACAGCCACCCAGCTATTCGTTGACGTGGACACAACAATCACAACGGTGTAAACATGGCAGAAAAGTATATCAAGAACAACGCCGGGCAACTGGCGGAGGTCGAAGGAACGGTAACGAGCGCCGGTGCTGGCGATGCTGGCAAGATCGTAGCGCTCGACTCATCTGGTAAGCTGGACAACTCTATTATGCCATCCGGCATCGGTGCTGATACCGAGGTCATGGCTACATCGGAGAACCTCAGCGCTGGTGATCTGGTGAACATCTGGAACGATAGCGGCACGCGCAAGGCACGCAAGGCAGACGCCTCAAACGGCCGTCGTGCGCACGGATTTGTGCTTGCTGGTACGTCCTCGCCGAACAACGCCACGGTGTATTTGAGCGGTGACATCACGGGCTTAACATCGCTAACACCTGGTGTTGCGTACTACCTCAGCGGAGCAACTGCGGGTGGAGCAACATCCACGGCCCCGTCAACAGCTGGGTATATCTCGCAGGAAATTGGCACGGCGGTATCGACAACATCCATCGCGTTTGAACAACAAATGCCAATAACACTGGCCTAAGCAATGGCAGTCAAGAAACCACTTGTGCTGGCCTCTGGTCAGATACAGGAACTGCAAAGCGGTGATGAGATCAACATCGACGCAAGTGATGTGACCACGGGTGTGATCGCCACGGCGCGCCTTGCGTCGTCTGGCACGGCGTCATCGACGACGTTTCTACGGGGCGATCAAACATGGGCAACGCCGTCGGGCGGTTCGTCCACGTCGCTCAATGAATTCCTTTTGATGGGAGCGTAAATGCCGAACACGTATAAAGTCCTTGGGCAGAGCGTCCCTGCCGACACCAACGCTACCACGCTCTACACTGTACCGAGTGCAACGTCTACGGTCGTCAGCACTATCGTAGTTGCGAACATTAGCGCAACAAATTACACGTACCGCATTGCAATCCGCCCTGCTGGTGCGACGCTTGCGAATAGTCACTACATCGCATACGACGTGACGGTTGCGGCGAATGACAGCGTGACGTTGACGCTCGGCATAACGCTTGCCGCAACGGACGTAATTACGGTGCGGTCATCGTCTGCAAACAACCTTGTCTTCTCTGCTTACGGGTGCGAGATCACGTAATGTCCGTTAGGTCGCTACGATACAACACCGCTACTCAGCACTTCACAAAGAGCGCTCTGGCTTCCACCGACCGCGATGCACTTGCGTTTTTGGAAGCGGCGCAGATATATAACACGAACCAACAACGGGCGATTGTAAATCTGGTTAGGTCTCTCAAACGTGTCGGGTTGTGGACGAAGATGAAGGCGATATATCCGTTCATCGGCGGCACTGCTTCGTCGCACAAGTGGAACTTGAAAGATCCACGGGATAGCGATGCGGCGTTTCGTTTGACATTCACAGGGGGCTGGACGCATAGTAGTACGGGGGCTTTGCCGAATGCTACTAATACCTACGCCGAAACGTATTTGACACCTTCGACGTCGCTAAGTTTAAATGATACTCATTTGTCTTTTTACTCGCGTACATCATCGACAGGGACTTATGCAGACATGGGTTCAGCTGGGGTAACATTAAATAATGACGGGTATTTACAATTATTGTTGCGTTGGTCAGATAACATTTTTTACACTCAGCTAAATGATGTTGATTTTTCTGACGCGACTGTTACAAATTCACAAGGTTATTTTATTGGGTCACGTCGGGCGTCAAATGATGCAGAAAATTACAAAAACGGAACAACTGTAAAAACTAAAACTGGCTCTTCGACACAATTAACGAATAAGAAAATTTTTATTGGTGCAAGAAATTTGACTACGGGAATAAGTAATTATAGCAATCGTGAATGCGCCTTTGCCACCATCGGCGACGGCCTGACCGACACCGACGCAACCAACCTCTACAACATCGTAGACTTGTACCAAAAACGCTTAGGCCGTGCCGTATGATGCTTCAACAGATACCCCTCTCCGAACTCGCCACATGGTGCGGACTGCTCACGGTCGAACAGGCCGACAGTCTGCGCGGTCAAACGTTTTTGCCTGACTCGTACTTTAACCCGATTCAGGACGTGAACGATAACTGGATTTTGAGCGCAGAGGAAATTGCGTATTGCGCCAACCCTGATTTTCTCTGGGTAAAGGAATTGCCAATGATACCGATTGAACCAAAGCCAGCGCCGCCGATGCCGGGGATGGCGACCGCAGGGAGCCCTGCATGACCCCGGAAGTTCTCATCGGCATCATGCTTAGCGGCATGGTAGCCACCATCGGTTTCTTCCTCAAGTCCTTGGTCGTCGAAACACGGCAGACTCGCGAGACCACGCTATCCATGCACGCGATTCTCAAGAGTGCCACCGAGGCAATCGTGCAACTTCAGCGTGCTGATCAGGAAACTGCCAAGCAACTGATCGGAATCATCGAGCGTCTTGTGCGCCTCGAAGAACGCAACACACCACCGCCAGCACCGGCGAGGAAGGCCGCGCGCCGTGCAGTCAAGTGATGAGATACTCATCTCCAAAGTCGCCCCTCGTGCCGTTGACGCCTTGCGCCAGAACGGGCCAATGCAGAGCGCATATCGTCAGGGCACGGAGATACAACCCGAACCACTCAAGCTGACCTTGTGGCAGCAGATTCGACTGCTGCCGTACATCATCCACATTACATGGGGAGTTCTCATGCAGAACCCTAAGACCACGATCACCGGCATTGTCGGTGGTGTTGCGTATCTCGTCAACGCTATCTTCGGCGTCGTCATTCCTTCGGAAGCCATCATCGCTGTTACGGTGTTTTGCCTCGGCCTATTCTCTAAGGACGGCAACGCCTGATGGCGATACGTCCACGTATAACTGAGGCCGAATACGAGGCCATTCTCGAAATGCGCAAGGCCGCTGGTGTGGAGCAATCACCAGCGGCTGCTGCTGCTGGAGAGGCCAGCTACAAGCGTGGACAAGCAAACAGGATGGTCATGGCGATCCGTGACCCACGGGAGACGACCAATAACGAGAGCTACGGTGCTATCCCTGGCATCGACGACAGCCTTGAGATAGGTGATTTGCGGGATGACGTGGTATGCGAGGTGACGAGCGACCGCACAGGCATCATCTCCGATGCGCACTGGCCGTTCCACGACCTGCGCAGGGACTCATCAGGCCAGTTCTACGGGGCCTACCTTTCCGCTCTGCACGCTCTGAAAGATGCTAACATCCAGACGCTTGTCCTCAATGGGGACATGATGGACTGTTATCAGCTTTCAGCGCATGAAAAGACGGAGTCCAAGCGAAGCTGGAAGTGGGAACTCGATGTGTCACGCAAGATGTTGGAGCACCTGCGCAAGTTCTTCGGTGACAACGTGCGGATAATTTACCGCGAGGGGAACCATGAGGAACGCTTCGCACGGTATCTGGCTCGCAAGGCCAGCGAACTGCAGGGGTCTTTGGCCCTCGAGGAGATCGTCGGCATCCGTGAGTTTGGCATCGAATGGCTAGGCCAGCGTGCGAAAATGAGCATCGGCAAGTTGTGGGTAGACCACGGCCATGAGTGGTTCGGTGGTGGCGGAGTGTCTCCGGCGCGCAATTACCGCATGAAGTCGCAGGACAACATCCTCGTCGGTCACGTTCACCGCACGTCGCAGGACTTCTTCAGAAAGCCCCTAGACGGCTCGATGACTGCAGGCTGGAGTGTGGGATGCCTATGCGACTTAAACCCTCACTACGCGGCTAGAAACAGCTGGAATCATGGCTTCGCGCTCGTGCACCTTGCTGGTGACGGGACATTCAAGGTCGACAACCGCATCATCATGGACGGGGTGGCACAATGACCATCCCCAAGTCCTTCGTCATGGCAGGCAATCGCTGGCGTGTCAAGATGCGCAAGAAGCTGGACACCTACGGCCTGTGCGAGTTTGACACCCACACAATCCTGATCGCCGAGACGGTAGGCGGGAAGGTGATCAGTCAGGACGAGCAGGTAAAGACCTTCATCCACGAAGCCCTGCACGCTCTCGAGTTTACGATGGGCCGCCAGCCTGACGAAGAATTTGTGTCAGCAGCCGAACAACTGATATACCAAGCCATGCGAACAGCACGGGGGAGCCATTATGAGATATAGTTGGATGGACATTGCGCAGAACGAGCGCGGCGTCAAGGAGGTCGTGGGAAGCACGCACAACCCTCGCATCATTGAGTACCATGCCACGACAACGCTTAAAGCCACTACGGACGAAGTGCCGTGGTGCTCGAGTTTTGCCAATTGGGTACTCAAGCAGGCGAAATACCCTATTACCAAATCAGCCGCGGCACGGTCGTGGCTGGACTATGGGCAGGAGTGCGAGCTGCAGCTGGGCTGTATCGTCATCTTCCGGCGCACGGGTGGCAATCATGTGGGCTTCTGCGTGGGCTTTACGCCTCATAGCATTATGGTGCTTGGTGGAAACCAGGCTAACGAGGTCAATGTCAAACCTTACCCACGGCGGGACTTCCTCGGGGCACGCCTTCCGAAGCCTCTCAAATTACCTGACCAGCAGATCCTCAACTCACGGAGCGGCAACTGATGGCACTCACGACAGCGAACAAGCTCAAAACCACGTACATCAACATCCCTGACTCGACGCAGGACACGCGGCTGAGCACCCTCATAACGCAAGCCACGTCGATCATCAAGGGCATCTGCAAGCAACCCGTTGACGGCGAGGCTGTGGCCTTCGAGTTTGCTGGCACACGCGAGCGCACCTATCTACTGCCCTACACAGTGCCTG